GCAGCGCTTGTGATAAATCCTAAAGCAAAAATAATAATCTGTTGCTGATCGCCTGGAGTGTTAACAAACATCAACACACCAATCAATAGGAATGCCAGGCCAACCACGCCAAGGGCAAGAACAGGCACCACCATTTTTTCAAAGCTTGTTGCATTTTCAGATGTAGCTACAGCAGCATAAGCCTGGCGCGCAGAGTCACGGTCAGCCGCATCCATCTTGGCGTATTCCAGGTCAAGCTCTTTAAGCTTCATTGTCATCTCTGGATTGCCTGTAAGGGCTTTTGTAACGCCTTCAATTGTTGAGTCAGGGATGCCTAGCTTGTCTGCAATCCAGCCAACTGCGAGGCCGCCTGCCGGGCCTGCAACTGCGGTCGCCAGCAACGGTGCCGCGCTTTTAAGTATTGTAAGTAATGTGTCCATTTTATTTGCGTCCCATAATTGTTTCGTTGTCGCCCTTGCGAACCGTAATTTTGTCACCTTCAATTTGAACGCTCATTGGGTCGCGATCAGCCATGCCGTCTAAACGTGCAATCAATTCTTTCATGATTTCAAACTCTGGCTTTTCTTGTTTTGGATTCGCGCCAGCAACACTGTTAAGCATTGAAATTAAAGCTGTTAAAGATGCGCCAAGCAATCCCATAACGGCAGCCATCTTGCCTTCTTCTAAAACGATGGAAGCGCCTACGCCCATTGCCACAATGATTGTGATGTAAACCAACCCGTGTTTACCAATGGCTTTACCAGCCACTTCTTTTGCAGACTCTACAGGCAAGTCTTCTAATTTATTTTCTGACATATATACCTCACTTGTTATCTATCAACCAAGAAAAGAACCAGGCAAACATGCTCACTGAAAACACAATGAATCCACCAATGATTCCGTAAAACTGTACATCTTCTGCAAGCTTTCTTTTTGCTTTCTCAATTTTTGCAATTCGGTTTCGCTCAACTCTTTCCTCTTCAGCTTTTGCTTCTCTAATCTTACGACGCTCAAGTTGAAAGTCTTCCCACAACCCGGCCATTGGAGTGTGATAAATCAAAAGCTCTTTAAGTTCTTGCTCAAACTGCTGTAGTTGCCTGATACGCATTACATTTTCAAACGCTTGCACATCAACCGACTTTGTCTTAATTACCTTGCCTTCAATGTCTTGCCCGGCTTTGCATACTGCTTCTTGTGCTTCAAAGAATTTACCAAGGCCGCGACTAATTTCGTGCGCTATTGATCCAACGTCACTACCTACAGACTTTGCTTCTTTGTATAAATTAACCGCAGCCTTGACACCAGCCACCGCGGCTTGGGCTGCTGCAAAAGCGGTGATTGGATCAATCATTTTTTTACCCACTCAAGGCAAGTTACTTTTCTGCTGTACACATCTCCTGTCCAAGTCCATCGCACGCATTGATAGTAAACAATAGCAGGCGGTGGTGGGGGCAACGGTGCCTCTTCAATCATTACTTGCTTTTGTTTACTGCAAAAATCTAAACTAGAATTTTGATTTCCATTTATTTAATACCCCAAGTAAGGTACCAGGCAATGATTGCAGCCAGTGCAAAGCACATAAACTGTACTCGCCTAACGTCTTTAAGATCATGTTGAAAGTCTTCATTGTTTTTTCTCTCCAAGTTTTCTATGTCGAGCTTGAGTTTTAAAACATACTCCCACTCTTTTGCACCGTGCTTCTTTACAAAATCAATCTTTAACTTTGCCTCTTCATCAGAGATTTGCTTCTTGCGCCGCCATTCATCAAGAGCTTTGATTAGTGCATGTTGCTTTCTAAACTCTGCTTCTCTGGCTTCCCGTCTTCTTTCTTGTGCTTTTTTCTGTGCTACATCAGAAGCGTCGTTCTGTATCTGTTCAATACTTTTAGATAAACCTTTTGTGGCTTCTCTTGTAGCGTCTAATGAACTAGATAGAGCCTTTACTCCGTCAGTTATTCCAAATGGATCTGGCACATTTCTAGTCCTTATCTTCCTTGCTTTCCAGCTTTTTAAAGATTAAGCCTAGAGTCCGATCCATCTTCACAAAACCCTCTTTCATGTCTTGCTTGATGTCGCTCACCGCTTCTTTGAAATCATCTCGACGAACGAAGTCCTCATGCATTTTTGAGTCCATTCGTTGAACGTCTTTTTTAAGTTCCACAATTGCATCCCAAATGACTTTTAGGATCCAGCCTCCCAGCGCACCAGCAGCAGCGATGGCCCAGTTGAAAATCATTTGATCCATCATGCACCGGGTGTTTCAGGAACGGCATCCCATGCCTGTGTTGATTCGTTCCATGCATAAGGGCCGCCTTCAGTTGGCATAGCAACCGGGCAATCCCATAAACATGTGCTGTCGTTCAACGTCCAGCTTGCGTATGGCTTTGGTGGAATAAATGCATCGCGTGTTGCGTCGTAGCTAAAGCCGATGCCAGCGTAGTTCTTACGCAATGGTGTGCCGCCGTTAGCGTGAACACCGCCATGCGTGTTGTATGAAGTCTGAATCCATTGACCAGGACTAGAGTCCACAAAGGTGTCAAAGAATTCTGGCTCGGCGACAATGACTTGCTCGACGATCCCGTTGTTTACTTTTGCAAAATGTGCCATGAGTTTCTCCTAAATTAAGCCGTAAATGTGCTTGACGTTGTGAAGGTGTGAATGGTGTAGCCGCCCGAAGAAGTTACGGTGCCGCCTGTGCCGCGTTGCACACCAAGGTAACGAATAATTACAATTCCTGAACCACCATTGCCACCGTTGCCAGCAGTCGAGCCATCAAAACCACCACCACCACCACCACCACCAGTGTTTGTTGACCCACCTAGCGCATTTACTGTTGCGCCAATACTGCCGCCTCGGCCACCACCACCATTGCCGCCTGCCCCATACACTCCACCAACGTTGTAAACACCACCACCACCACCACCTGAACGATACGTTGCAGTTCCATCAATAGAAGATTGAACACCAGCACCGCCAACACCGCCGGTAGTAGTGCTAATTGCGTTTCCTCCAACTGCGCCAGCACCGCCGCCGCCTCCGGTAGGATAATTTCCAGATGCAGAACCGGGTTGACCGCCTGCGTAACCTTGTCCTGTAGTTCCAGGGATAGGCAAGCCAGTCATGCCGGGTGTTGCGCCGCCGCCAGTTCCTCCACCAGAAATTGTTCCTGATGCATTTCCTATGTTGTACCCAGCGCCTTTTCCACCGCCTATTGATGTAATTGTGCTAAATACAGAATCTACACCTTGCGTTCCATCAGCGCCGACAGACGTAGCCCCAGGGCCACCACCTCCAACTGTTACTGTATAAACAGTATTAACAGCAAGTGTTAAAACGCTTTCAATAGCAGCGCCGCCACCAGAATTTTCTCCAGTAACAGATGAACGATAACCTCCACCCCCACCTCCAGCAGCACGTCCATTACCGCCGCCGCCGCCGCCAGCAACAACTAAATATTGAACGCTATATGGCAATGCTAAAGGCGTCCATTGATACCCATCATAAAATTCATAATAATTTATTGTTGTGTTAAATCTACTCATTCCAGTACTTGGTGAACCAGGACGTTGTGCTGTAGTTCCAGCAGGCAAATCAAAGTACCCGGTACTTGAGTTAGCTTGATCACTTACCGCCGTCGGAGTAACCGAGACAACAGCAAACGTGTTGTCTCCCCGCAAGAAAGTTGTTGCGTCTTTTGTTCCAGTTGCGGATAACATTTCCGCGTTTACTTTAGTCAATGCCATGATTTATCCTTATGCTGTGAATGTGCTTGACGATGTAAAGGTGTGGTAGGTGTAGCCGCCTGTTGTAACAACAGTGCCACCAGTTCCTCGTTGTGAGCCAGCGTATCGAATGATCACAATACCTGAACCACCAGAAGATCCATTACCACCAACATAAATACCACCAGCGCCACCGCCGCCCGTGTTAGCAGTAGCGTTAGATGGAGTTCCGCTATCAACAGCAGTTGCACCGCCGCCTGCGCCTCCTACACCATTATGATGAGCAGTTCCTGTATTTACGCCAGCACCGCCACCTCCTGCGTAATATCCAGATGCGCCTGTACTTGTTGCTGTTGCCCAAACAGAAAAAGCGTTTGATCCAGCGCCGCCATTACCAGCGTATTCAAGTGAACCAGAGTAATAACCATACTCACCAACAGCAGTTGCACCACCCCCGCCGCCGCCGCCAGTACCGCCAGCCGCGTTTGCACCACCACCGTTGTAACCTTGCCCTGACGTTCCTGTACCGCCAACAGTACCAACGTCTGCATTTTTAGCAGCGCCGCCACCAGAACCACCAGAGTTTCCGGATCTTGTACCACCAGAGCCAGTGTAATTTTTACCGCCATATCCTCCACCGGTTGCCGTAACTGATGAATATACAGAATTACTTCCGTTTGTATTTTGACCACCACCAGCACCAACAGTTACTGTGTATGCTCCATTTGGAGAAACTGTAATTGTTCCGTTTAATAATCCTCCAGCACCACCTCCACCGCCAGCAGAGTCTCCAAGGCCGCCACCACCTCCACCGCCAGCAACAACAAGATATTCTGTTTGATATGAAAAACTAAACGAATTCCAAGTGCCGCCTTGATAAATTTCATTTGTAGCAAGAGTGCTGTTGTAACGCATCATCCCGTTGTCAGGTGATCCTGGCCGTTGTGCGGTTGTTCCGGCAGGCAAATCAAAGTATCCAGTGCTGCTATTTGCTTGATCAGACACCGCGGTTGGAGTGACAGCCACAGTTTTAAATGTATCGTCACCAGCCAAGAATGTTGTTGCGCTTCTTGTGCCGGTAGCTGCCAACTTTGCAAGAGTTATTGCGCCATCAACAATTTTTGCAGCCGTTACTGTGCCATCGCTTGGTGTACCAATTGCCAATGGGGTAGCGTAAGCAACCTCAATGTTGGT